ATTCTTTATATTGAATTGAAGCAGGAATTACCTGATGCAATGAAACCTAAAAGAATTCCTATTAATAGAGATGGTGATTCCACAACAGCTGAAGAACTACTGTTAGGATAATATATAGTTAAAGTAGAGGGGTAACAACTGTTACCCCTTTTATATTAATATACAAAATGGAGAAAATATGTCGACAGAAGCTGTGATTAAGATTGTACGTCTAAATTCAGGTGAAGAACTGTTGTGTGAGTTTGTAGCAGAAACACAAATAATTTATAACCCTGTAATTATCATTCCTACAGGTGAAGGTGGTATTTCGTTTACACCATACATGCCTTATGCAATTGTAGATGAATTGATAATCAATAACTTTGATGAGTTTGTTATGTTTGTTGTTGATCCTGTGCAGGAAATGAAAGATAAGTATTATGAAATAATGTCCCCCACACCATCTATTATCGCACCAAGCACTAAAATCATCACTTGACATTCTAGTCAAAGTAGTGTATAATACATATATAATTATGAAAAAGGTGAATCCAATTGACAAATTTCTATACATCTGTATCACGCTATGGCAACAAACTGCTCTTGAGAGGATACGATTCAGGTCATCCAATCAAAGAGCGGATAGAATTTAAACCATCTCTATTTGTACCTAATGAAAAGGCATCCAAATGGAAATCACTTAAAGGTGAACCCCTAGAAGAATTAGTATTTGACACTATGAGAGAAGCTAAAGAGTTTCTTCAAACTACTGATGGTGTTAAGAATCTAAAGATACATGGTAATACGAACTACATTGCTCAGTTCATTCAACAGAAATATTCAGGTAAGATACCATTTGCAAGGAATAAGATCAATGTAACTTCAATCGATATTGAGGTTGCATCTGATGATGGTTTCCCTGAGCCTGAATATGCCGCACATGAAGTTATATCAATAGCACTCAAATCCTCTATAGATGATACCTATTATGTATGGGGTCTTGGTGATTTTGACGTATCAACTTCTATTCATACAGAACTTAAATTAGAATATATTAAATGTATAGATGAACTAGATCTACTTCGTAAGTTCATTGGTCATTGGTCTTCCCCTAGACATATACCTGATGTTATAACAGGTTGGAATACTAAGTTCTTTGATATGCCATATCTAGTTAATCGTATAAACAATGTATTATCAGAAACCTATTCTAAACGACTAAGTCCATGGGGGTTAGTAGATCGTAGAGAAGTTACTATAATGGGTAAGTCATCTCAGTTCTATGAGATTGTAGGTATACAACAACTTGACTATCTAGACTTATATAAGAAGTTCACCTACTCACAACAAGAATCCTATAAGTTAGATCATATAGCTCATGTCGAGTTGGATGAACGTAAGATATCATATGAGGAGTATGGTTCACTTCATTCGTTATATAAAAATGATTACCAGAAGTTCATTGACTACAATATTAAAGATGTTGAGTTGATTGAGCGATTAGAAGATAAGATGGGTCTTATTACTTTATGTATGACTATAGCATATAAAGCTGGTGTTAACTATACTGAAGCATTTGGTACAACGGGTATATGGGATACTTTTATATACCGTACACTAACCGAACAGAAGATTGCTGTACCACCTAAAGAAATTAATGCAAAAGCAGAGTATCCTGGTGGGTATGTCAAAGCACCTATGGTAGGTAAACATAATTGGGTTGTATCATTTGATTTAAATTCACTATACCCACATCTTATTATGCAGTATAACATGAGTCCAGAAACTGTACTTAATGAAGTGACACCTGGTATTAATGTAGACTATTGTTTAAACAATAAAGCTATAGACTGGTGTACTACAGATACAGCAATTGCTGCTAATGGATCTCACTATTCTAAAGAAAAACGAGGTGTTATCCCATCTATTATTGATACTCTTTATTCTGAGAGAAAGGTTATCAAGAATGATATGCTTCAAGCTAAACAGGAGTCACAGAAAGATAAATCATTTAGACTAGTAAAGAAGATATCTAATCTTAATAATCAGCAAATGGCCATTAAGATTCTTATGAACTCATTATATGGCGCTCTTGGTAATAGATATTTCAGATACTATGATTTAAGAGTAGCTGAAGGTATTACATTATCTGGTCAGTTAAGTATTAGATGGGCAGAGAAAGCAACTAATAACTTCATGAATAAGATTGTAGGTACTAAGGATGTTGATTATGTTATAGCTATTGACACTGATTCATTATATGTTAACTTTAAACCATTAGTATCTAAATTAAATATATCTAAGGATAGAGCAGTAGGTCTTATTGATAAGATGTGTGAAGAACAGTTTGTCCCTATGATGGCTAAGTCATATCAAACTCTATCTGATAACATGAATTCATATGAAAACAAAATGGTAATGGACCGTGAGGTTATTGCTGATGTTGGTATATGGACTGCAAAGAAGCGTTATATCCTAAATGTACATAACTCAGAGGGTGTACAATATGATGAGCCCCAATTAAAGATTATGGGTATTGAAGCAGTTAAATCTTCTACACCTGCTATATGTCGCGATGCTCTAAAGGAGTTGTTTAAAGTAATAGTAATCAAAGAGGAAGTAGATGTACAAGAAGCAATAGCTCAGTTCAAAGAATACTTCTATTCAAGACCTGCACATGAAGTAGCATTTCCTAGAGGTGTGACTGATATAACTAAATGGGTTGATGTATATAAGGAATATGGTGGATTATATATCAAAGGAACACCTATTCATGTTCGTGGTACATTAATATATAATGATGCTGTTATAACAAACAAGTTAAGAAAGAAGTATACATTAATTAAGAATGGTGAGAAGATTAAGTTTCTATATCTAAAGACACCCAATCCTGTTAAAGAGAATGTTATATCCTTTCCTGATTATCTACCAGAGGAATTGAATATGTCAGATTATATTGATTATCCATTACAGTTTGAGAAGACATTTCTTGATCCTATTACACCAATTCTAGATGCTATTGGATGGTCTATAGAACCAAGAGCTTCATTAGAATCATTCTTTTCTTGACATTTAGACTTAACTATAGTATAATATACCTATGACAAATATAAATCAATTATCAACAAATCAACTTGTATCCTATTATATGATGAGTTCTTATATATATTATACAGCTAATTCATTCTTAGAATCACCTCTAACTGATGCTGAATATGATGAGTTATGTAAGAGATTGTTATCTGAGTGGGATGATGCAGATCACCCACATAAGAAGTTAATAGATTTCGAGTCATTAACAGCAGGTACAGGATTCTATCTTAAAGACTATCCTACTATAGTAAAGAATGCAGCTGTAGACTGGGTAGAGAGTTGTAATGGGTCATGACATATTCATTAACTATATTCAAGAATCTATTTGATAACAAGACACATAAACGAATGGACTTTGACCATTTCCGTGATATGGAATCCTTACTATATAAATTATCAGCTGAGAGTCGTGAGTCTAAATCAACATCACCATTAATATCACCTGCCACATATAATGAAGGTAAGAAACGTAAGAACGATTCTGTATTATCATGGTCATGGGCGGCATTAGATGTTGATGATCATAAGATAGATTCAAAGGGATTAGAAGAAGAATTATATAAAAGATTTGGTCATTATTACTATGTGTGCTATTCAACAGCATCATCACGACCTGATTATCCTAAGTTCAGATTGGTCTTTCCACTCAAGTATGCTGTACACGCTAAAAACATTAGGCATTTCTGGTATGCCCTGAATACAGAGTTTGCTGGTCTTGGTGATCCTCAAACTAAAGATCTATCTAGAATGTATTATGTACCAGGTCAATACCCAAATGCCTTTAATTTTATATTTTCAAACAAGGAAGGTAGTTTCATTAATCCAACAGAGTTGATGGAAACTGTAACATATATAGATAAATCTAGATCTTCCAATTTCTTAGATATGTTACCATTAGAGATGCAAGAGCAAGTAATAGAACACCGTAAGTCTAAACTAGTTAATAAGGATAAGTATAATTGGTCATCAATATCCAATTGTCCATTTATTAATAAGAAGATGTTATCCGAGTATTCTGTTATATCAGAAACAGGTTGGTACCATAAGATGTATCAGATGATGGTATCCATAGCCTTTAATGCAATTCGTAGAGAATACCCAATAACAGCAGAAGAAATAGAAACTCTTATGAGAGAGTTGGATTCACGTACAGGGTCGTGGTATGTAAAGCGTCCTATATTAAAAGAGGCAAATTCCGCATTAAACTATGCATATAAAACACATTCAGAGAGGTTGTAACTATGTACGAATACAAAGCTAAATTAATCAGAGTAGTTGATGGTGATACTATTGATGCTGAAATTGATTTAGGATTTAAAATCTTTATTAAAGAACGAATAAGATTTGCAGGAATTGATACACCAGAATCAAGAACTAGACATAAACATGAAAAGTCATGGGGACTAGCTGCTAAATGTCGTGTTAAAGATCTTTTAGGGCAGGAAGAT